GAGATAATCCCTTACTCTCCATTTATACACCCTTCCCAAAACCCAATTTGTGCTATTTACGTTCGTCCTGTACGAGATGTAAAAGGATACATTTTACCTATTTTTCATACCGAGGTACAAGAAAATCTATTTGAGGACCAAGTTTACCGCTTACTTAAAGGGTTAGATAAAATTTACTGTCGAGATAAAAAGGAGTTTTTACATTATTTTCCTTTCAAGCAGCTTGTTGACATCACCCTCACCTCCCCTACGTATATACAACCAACCCAAGCACACGAATTTATCTACAAGACATACAAGAGTAGAAAAGACGTAAACATACTTGTACCCATTGTTAAACACTATGAGTATTGTGAATCTATCTTTGAGGAACTAGAACACTTAATTGGGCAACCTGTTAACGAGTTTTATAACCACAAAGCAAGTTGGATGTTCTATGCGATTGAGCAAGCGGGATTAACCGTTGATATACCGTTGTATGAGCAGTACTTTGAGCAAGACACGGAAGGTGTTGTTTACACTCAATATAACTTTAAAACGCTCACAACACGCCCATCAAACACATTTAATGGAATAAATTATGCAGCACTTAATAAAGAAAACGGGTGTAGGAAATCTTTTATCGCGCGTAACTCTTCGCTTGTTGAGTTCGACATTGCAGCTTACCATCCTACTTTGTTGGCTAAGTTGGTTAGCTATGATTTTGGTGATGAGGATATTTATAGTCACTTTGCAGACGTTTACGGGATGGATCGCAAAGATGCAAAAATCTTAACTTTACAACAGTTATACGGAGGTATTTTACCGCAATACGAGAATCTTGAATTCTTTAAAAAGGTTAAAGTATATGTAGAGGAATTATGGAATACTTTCCAATATGATGGCTCTATTGAATGTCCTATTTCAGGACATAAATTCTTTAGAGATAAGCTGGAAAACATGAACCCACAAAAACTTTTGAATTATTTGATTCAAAACTTGGAAACAGCATATAACGTTAATATATTGTGGGAAGTATTTAAGATATTAAAAAATAAAAAAACTAAACTTGTACTATATACTTATGATTCGTTTTTGTTGGATTGGAGCGACGATGAGCGCGACGTGTTAACAGACATTCAAAAGATATTTAAAAAGTATAAACTAAATATAAAAGTTGCGCATGGAATCAGTTATGACTTTAGACCTACCGTATGATATTTATGGGATAGATAATCCCATAAACTTCACCGATTTGAATAATAAGTTATTTTGTACATTTACTACATTGGAATAGCAAACATCCCAGAAAACACGATTTTGGTTCATCGTAAAAAAGAATCAAACACTCTCTATACAATCAATGCTCTAAACGAGCTGATTAAGAAACTGAATGGCGGTGTTGTAGATACACGTTACCAGATTGACTGGCAGCACTACAAAAACACGATTTTGCTAACTCAACAAAACGAGCTAAAGCAATTAAAAACCAAAATTCACGAGATCATTGAACTGTAATTTGGCTTCCCCAAATCAGTTTCGTACATTTAGTTACAAACAAAAATAAGTTATAAAAAATGGATTTAGAAGCAATCAAGTCGCGTTTAAACGCAATGCAGAAAACCGCAAATGGTAAAGGTGGAGGTGAACGTGCCTCTATGTTCTGGAAGCCTACCGTAGGCAAGCAGACAGTACGTGTTGTACCCTCAAAGTTTAACCCAACAATGCCCTTTAGTGAGATTTTCTTCCACTACGGAATCGATAAGCCCGTAATGGTATCTCCTATTAACTGGGGCGATAAAGACCCAATCGTTGAGTTCGCAGCTCAATTGAAGAAGACCAACGACAAGGAAAACTGGAAGTTGTCTAAAAAAATCGAACCAAAAGCTCGTTACTTTGCCCCAGTAATCGTACGCGGCGAGGAAGACAAAGGTGTTCGTTTGTGGCAGTTCGGTAAAGAAATTTACGAGGCGTTCCTGCAAATGGCTGTTGACGAGGAAGTTGGTGATTACACCGACGTAATGGAAGGTCGCGACATCAAGTTGACCACTGTAGGCCCAGAAGCAACTGGTACCCCTTACAACAAAACCACCGTTAGTCCTTCAATGAAAAATTCTCCATTGGGAGAGGCTGAGCAAATTCGTTTGTGGAAAGACAATCAACCAAACCCAAAAGAGTTGTTTAAGCCATTTACTTTTGACGAGATGAAAATCGCTCTTCAAAACTGGTTGAACCCACAAACTGAAGAAGGCGAAATCATCGATGACGAGAAGGAAGTAGTAGAAGCACCTAAAACAAACTACTCAATGAACACTTCAACTGCAGCTGTAAAGCAAAGCAAGCTTGATAAGTTCGATAGTTTGTTCGATGAGGAAGAATCTGACGATCTGCCCTTCTAATCATGGCTAAAAAACGTAGTGAATCACTATCAGCAGCAGTGTCTGCTGAGATCAAGGCTGGTTTTAGCCTTGAGAAATTTAAAGATAAGAAAGGACTAGCCGGTTCGGTTAAATTCAAACCGCAACAATGGGTACCACTTTCACCTGCGTTTCAAGAAGTAACAAGTGTGCCTGGTATTCCAACAGGCCACATTGTTCTTCTTCGTGGACACAGTGATACAGGTAAAACAACCGCACTTATCGAAGCAGCAGTTAATGCTCAGAAAGCAGGCATTCTACCAGTTTTTATCATCACCGAGATGAAATGGAACTGGGAACACGCCACTCAAATGGGTCTGCAAATCGAAGAGGTAGTAGATGAGGAAACTGGAGAAATTCTAGATTACAAAGGATTTTTCCTATATGCCGACCGCGAGACTATCCATACTATCGAAGATGTAGCAGCATTCATTTTGGATTTGCTTGATGAGCAGAAAAAAGGTAATCTACCTTATGATTTGATGTTCTTGTGGGACTCTATTGGTTCTGTACCTTGTGAACTATCAATCACATCTAAAAAGAACAACAACGAGTGGAACGCAGGAGCGATGAGCACTCAGTTTGGTAATGGTGTAAACCAAAAGATTACCCTATCACGTAAAGAGTCTTCAAAGTACACAAACACTCTAGTTTGTATCAACAAAGTGTGGACCGCTAAACCAGAAATGCCTATGGGCCAACCTAAGTTGATGAACAAGGGTGGTTTTGCGATGTGGTTTGATGCTACTTTTGTAATCACCTTTGGTAACATTGCAAATGCTGGTACAAACAAGATTAAAGCAATCAAGGATGGTAAGCAAGTAGAATTTGCTAAGCGTACCAATATCCAGATTGATAAAAACCACATCAATGGTATTACCACAAAAGGTAAAATTATCATGACACCTCACGGGTTTATTGATGATACCGATAAGGCTCTTAAAGACTATAAAGACTCGCATGCTAAAGAATGGAGTCGCATTCTTGGTGGAGGAGATTTTGCTATCGTAGAGGAGGTTGATACCTTCGAGCCAGCAGAAACGTACGTACAAGAACCGGAATAAAATGGATACAAAAGATTTACTAGCACTTCTCAATAATGTAGTTGAGGAGAATGAAACCGAATCCCTTAATAAACACGACCGCGTTCTTTTAATTGACGGACTAAATCTATTTTTTCGTAACTTTGCAATGCTGAATTTCGTTAATGAAGACGGGGTTCACGTTGGTGGTTTAGGTGGATTTCTTCGTTCATTAGGTACTTTAGTAAATCGAATCCAACCTACTTCAGTGTACGTAGTGTTCGACGGAGTTGGTTCTACGGTTAACCGTAAGAACCTTCTCCCCGAATACAAATCAAATCGTAACCTAACCCGCATCACTAACTGGGATATTTTTGAAAGTTTAGACGACGAACACGCTGCTAAAATTGACCAAATAGTGCGTTTAATCCATTATCTACAGTGCTTACCTGTTAAAACCGTGTCACTGGATAAAACAGAGGCTGACGACATTATAGCGCATTTAGCAACAAAATTATCTTCTGATTACGGTTCAAAAACATTTATAGTTTCTAGCGATAAGGATTTTATTCAGCTAGTAAACGAAAATATTATTGTATATCGTCCCATTGAAAAAGATTATTACACAACAGATACTGTAATCGAGAAATTTGGTATACCTGCTTCAAACTTTATTTTGTATAAAGTATTAATGGGTGATAATTCCGATAAGGTGCCTGGTGTAAAAGGATTAGGCGAGAAAAAATTACTCAAGTTGTTTCCTGAGCTAGCAGAGCGCACTCTAACCCTTGATGAAATCTTTGATATTAGCGAAGCTAAACTTAAAGAAAACATTATCTATGCTCGAGTATTGGATGCTCAGGCACAACTTGAAAAAAATTATCAGATTATGAATTTGCATAATCCGATGTTAGATGATATTGAAAAAGAATTCCTTGATGCTCTTATCGAGTATCAGTTACCTGAACTTGACATTGTAGAATTTCTTAAGTATTATCACGAGGATGGTTTGAAGCATCTAATCAAGAATATTGATTACTGGATTCAAAACACATTTAAAGATTTAATCAGTTATAGTAAATAAGTTATATGACACTTACAAATATTAATCAATATGGTCCTGGATTTCAGGTCAAGGTGCTTGCTGCACTTTTGAACCATAAAGAATTCCTAATCAATATTCACGACATTATCAGTGAAGATTATTTTGAATCACAGGCACATAAATGGATTATTAAA